GTTGCCAACTACATTAATAATTGCACCATTGTTGTATTCTGCATCTGCTGGTACGCCTGGTACTGCTGGTATTGCTGGCGAACCTGGTACTGCTGGTATTGCTGGTGTGTATGATCCAAAGTTTGGATCGTCAATACGTAACGTTGGAGGTTCTGCAACTGTTTGTGAATATTGTAATTGATCAATTGTTGGCAAACGTTCTTGTCCAGCACGTTTTAAATAAATTGTTATTACCTGACCTTCTATAGGAGCATATGGAAGTGTTATAAAATTTGTACTTCCGTCACAAACTACATAAAAGTCTGCTGCTGCTTCTACACTATCCCAACTATCTGTAAACCAAGGAAGTGCGTCCCATCCTCCAGTAACATCGAATGTTGTACCTTGTACAAGAACTCCACCAAAATCTATACCTGTCATTAACTGGTGTAATTCTTTACCTAACATTCCTGTGCCCGGTGTGTAATATTTGTTTATTCTATTAACACTATCAAGTATTTCATCGTTTTTAGAATATGTAATTTTAATTACACTACCTGCTTGTGGATTTTGATCAAATATAATTCTACATCTTAAAACATTTTCTAAATCTATTTTTTGTCTATACAGTACAATTCTATATTCACTATCTAGAACAATTTGTCCATCTTGTAGTATTGATATTTTAGACTTATCAACTGTTGCAGGATATGATAATTCAAATACTGCACTTGCACCTGATGCTGTAAATGTTTGTTCGAAATCAAATTCAGTAAATCTTCCTACTTTGTCAAGTCTATCAAACTTAACTGTTATATTATTTGTTCTTACCTTGCTATTTCCTAGTGTAGCAACTGCTTTTGCATCATTTGCATTACTTCCATTGCCGCCAACAATTCTTACCGTTGGGGTTTGTGTATATCCGCTGCCTTGTGCTGTTACAGTTATTCCACTTACCTTACCATTTGAGATATATGCAGTTGCTTTTGCTCCTGTTCCGTTACCTTCAATAATAATATTAGGAACACTTGTGTAACCAGCGCCTGCATTACTAATTAATATTGACGTAATACCAAATCCTTTATTATCACGCCATTGTGTATAAGGATATGAATTAATTAATTCGTTGTTCTCGTCAACATTGATAATCTTGCCTTCTCTAATACTATAAACTGGAGGCAAATCAAAATCTGTTGTAGATGTATAACTTGTTTCTAATTGGTCATACTTACTAATAAACTCTTTTACTGTAGTTCTGTATGGTTTAATCTCATTAATATATTCTAGGTACGCTTCAAGACTGTCATTTTTATATGTTGGTGTAGTTTTGAATGCACCAACATTGTGTATTGCACTAATAAAACTAGTTTTAAATGCCCAGTCAACATAGGTTTGTTCTTGGAATACATATCTAATGCTTGTAAAGAATAATTTATTCCATTCGTTACTGTAATCGCCAACAAATACTTCTTCTTTAATTGCTTTTAAAATATTTCTTAATTCAATAGCAACTTCTTTATCATATAAGCCGGCGTCAAATGAATCAACAATATCAAATCCAATACCGCTTACTTGTGTATTCCATAAATCTTGTGATAGCTCAATAGTACCTCTTTCTCTACCAACTAATTTATAGTTAGATAATAAAATTCCATTAGGCTCGCCTTCTTGTTTTTCAAATACTGCCCAGCCACCTGCACCATATTCATTAATTCTAAGTAAATCTCCAGGTTGTAATTCTACAGTCGGTTCTTGGTATACACTTAAAATTTCTTTTACAATTCTAGATGTTACGCCATAACCTTCTTTCCACCAATCTTCTTTGGTCCAGTATCTTGTAGTGTCAAATGCTTGTGATTGACTTCTAAAGAAAATCTGTCTTACATCATCCCAGGCATAAACACTCCAGTAATTATTTGCTGTATCATCATTTTCAACAAGTACACTGAAGTTTCTTACTTTTGCAATAGCATAACTATATTTTTTACCGCTTGATACTACTGTAACACTAGAAATTCTTCCTTGGTTATCAATTGTTGTTGTAGCAACAGCACCAGTACCGTCACCTTCAAATTCTACATTAGGTGCAACTTTATATCCGTATCCTGGATCTGTAATTGTAATACTGTTAATTTCACTATCAATAATGTTTACTGACAGTGTTGCTTTCTTAACTCTGATAGTACCTACATTTTCGAGATCGCTATAGAATGAAACTTTTGTATCATATAATTTTAACAATTCGCTTGGTGCTGGATCAACACTATTAAGTGTACTATAATTTATGGTATCAGCAAACGCTTCTTTTTTAAGAATTGTATTAATATTACCGACTAATATTTGTAGAATTTTTCTTTTATCTACAAACATACTTTGTCTTGGGCGGAAACTTATTCCGTATCGTTGCTTTGTAGCCAATTTAGTATCAGGAACTCTATTACCAACAGAGTCGTAACCAATTAAACTATCTAACCATTTGGTTTCTAGTTTCTCTGTAGGAACACTTCCTGCTATACCTTCAGTTAACAACTGATATTCGTTATGTACAGCATTTTTACTGTCTTTATCTGTGTAATATTCTATATTAAGAATATTTGTATCTTCTGAAACAACATTTTTGTAATTGTAGAATAAGAATTTATTTTTATCTATAATAGCAATTAAAGTATTTCCTACTGTACCTGGTGATCTAATTAAACTAGATACTGTAGAAGCACTAATTGTTCTTCCTACAACGTTTGATGGTACTGTTGTTTTATTTCTAACCCAATAAGAATATCGTGTTTCTGTTGCAAGTCCTGTATTTGTGTTGAATATTTCTTTAATAGCATATGCTGTATCATCAGGATATAACGGCTGTCCTGAAATATTTAAGTTTAAGCCTTCGGCAGTATCAGCAAGTACTGACCATTCACTAGGTAATAGTTTAGATTCTACCCATTCGTAAATGTCTATAGTACTACCAACTGCTTGAGCACCCCAATTAGATGTTCTATAAGCAATATCGCCTTGCTCATAATCAATCCATTTAGCATTTGCAATGTTCCACCAAAGTTTACCAACATTTTTACCATTGTTCCAACTAATATCTGGATCAACGACTACTTCATCGTTACCAACAGTATACACTGCTGGATCAAAAGGAACTTTATATGTAATTTCTTGCTCTGCTCTATTAACTATTTTTAGTTTAGCAGGATCAAAAAATTCTAAATCTTGTATTTTAACATCATCATTTTTCTTATAAAGTGAAATACGTTTAATTTGTTCTAAATCTATGTGCTGCGGTTGTGAAGTAATAACAGTTAACGGACTTACTCCGGTTGGTTTTTTAAACATTCTAACCATACCAACTTTGTTACCGGTAAACACAATATTGTTGCCTTCAGTTACTGGCTCAATAAATTCTGGCGAACCAACTACAACTACATTTTCTTCACAACTAACTGATGTACCAAATGATTCATTTAAGGATAAATCAGCATCAAGTTTCTCTGACAAATAATATGTGTGTTCTTTTTTCTCGAACACATACACACTACCTGTAAACCCATCAAAGTTTTTAAATGTTGTTCGTTTTTCATCAAATGTTGTTTGTGATGAATCATAAATTGTAGGCTGCACATAAGGACTATTGTTAGCACCAATAGCAATTATTGAAGTGTTCGGACTAATACAAATAGATTGGCCGAAAAATTCATTAGGGAATCTATCAAAACTTTCTAGTTTCTGTACAATACGATATTCGTACACACTTGAATCATTTTTATATTCAAAGATATATGCACTACCTTGGTTTTGATAGTTAATATCTGCCTGCGGACTACTTACAACAATATTATTACCTGAATAGTCTACCGCAACAGCATAACCGAACTTATCGCCGGCAGCAATTTTGTCTGGATGTGCTTGATTTAAATCATTAAAATCATCTAAGTTGTCTGCGGCAACTGTTTGTACTAGTGAATAATTGCCAACTGTGTCTTTTCTATAGATATACATTTTACCAGTAATATTTGCAGAACTATCACCTGCATCTACCCAAGGATAACCGTTACTTGGATCTTCGTTGTAACTTCTAATAGTACTATCCTGCGGCACCTGCGATGGGCCAATATTAGACAGTCTGTGATATGCATTTTGGTACTTTACAACATCTCCCTGAATATATTCATAATCTGGTCTCCATACACCTTTATAGTTAGGGAAAAACTGATTATCTGCATCAGGTGCACCAACAACTAACACTTTACCGTCATAACTCATTGACAATGATGAACCAAATCTATGTCCATTCATTACTAATTCATTGACTTGTCCGTCGGTAAGTAAACCTGTGAACAAACTAGAACCATCGTCGTCTAATGCAAGACTTTGTGGCAGCGATGCTTGAGTGGCAACTGCATCAAGTTGCGACCACTCATTGGAGTCTATGCTTAATGTACTACCATCCCCATAGGTGTCATACTGCGCTTGCCAAAACTTACCACCATAGGTAACAACTGAGCCCGACGGATAAAAATAGTTCGACTCCATTCTAACACTATTGGTAGGTACTGTATGATTTTTTGAAACTCTATAAGTTCCGACTCCACCTTTTTCGGTATGGATAGTTCCATCATCTGAAACAGGCCAATCAAGTTGTTCCAGAATATATGTGCCTTCTAGTACACCTTCGCCAATTACACTGGCTCCGGATTTTAACTTACCTGCAATAGGTGTACTATCACCTAATGCTTTTACAGTTAAGACATCATTTGAAATTTGACCTTCAAAGAATATCTCTCCTGGATTGTATTCACCGACATAGTTTGTGTTTTGAATAGTTTCCCAACCAGTATCTTCAGTATAGTGGTATAACCATACTCTACCTTTTGCGTGTAATGATCCTGGAGCACTTACTGCCATAGTGTAACCGTTGTCGGTTTTACCTAAAGCAATAGCGTGTCCAAAATGTTCAAACGCTTCTTGGCGGGGACTTAGTATTGTTGATTTATAGTTCCATTGGTTAAGTGTCCATTCATATAATGTAACACTTCCCATTTGTGTTTCGCCATCGTTACTACCGAAGTCAACTGCTTCGACAGTTTTTACTTGTTCCCAATCTTGAGAATAAATGTTAATTGAGCTGCCATCTGGCTCAATGTCAATTTTTGATTTCCATAATCTTCCTGAATATAGTACAATTTGGTTTTGGCCGTATGCAACATAAGGATTGTATTCTCCTCTATAGTTACTGTTTATACCAGTGGCCTTAGGAGAGCCTACTGCTAGCCATTTACTGTCTGGGCTAATAGCAATTTCTAAACCAAATGAATTTATATTTCCGTCAATCATTGCATCAGGTGGTTGTAAAATTTGCTTAACTGAAAGACCTTGTACAGTTTCTAAATAAACAATTACTCTAGGTGTAGCAGTTGCACTTGCAATTACCTGTTTAAGTGCAGGATTATATAATACCTTTTCGCCAACTCTTACAGGCTCTGATAACCCGTAGTTTGTAATTTGTTTACTTTCGTAAACTTTATTCTTCTCTACAACTTCCCATTTAAGTTCACCATTATGATCGATCCATAATTTTGATTTGTTTTGTAGTAATGCAATTTCTTCTTCGCTTAGATCATTGTAAGAATTATATCTTACATCAGTAAAATAAATTGGATAAACTGCTGTACTTGTATCATATTCATCATTAGGTGCTTTTTTAGCAAGTTCATATGTAATAGTATTATTTGTTATACTAGTAATTTGATAAAACCCTGAAATATCTGCTAGGTCTTTTATACCAATATATTCATCAACAGCAAAATTATGACGCTTTCCAAAGTCAATGGTTACTGTTGTATTATTCACAGTAACTCCTATAATAGGAAGTTCAAATGCTACATTAATTCTTTTTACTGTCCAGGTAGGTCCACTGAATGTAATCCAAATATGTTGGTTATTGCTTACTGTGTTTACATCTAGTTCTGTACTAATATCTGAAAAATGTTTAATAACATATTCTGTTTGTCCTAATTTTACATACCCTGCTGTTTGTGTTGGTTTATAATTTTCTGTAACAGGATTAATATCATCAGTATATGGAATAGGAGCATAATCAAAATTGCTTTGATTAACTCTGTAATATCTATCTAAAAAGTTTCCTGTTTCTGGTGTAATTACAACAGGCTGTGGATTTACTTTAAACTGTTCAGTGTCTAGTGATAACTCAATATTATAAGATTGTGCATCACCTCCCATTGTACCAACTTTAAATGCCCATTGTTCATCTAGTTGTACTCCAGAATCTGTATTAGTTTTTTTATTAAAGATTTTTGAAATAGGATTCTTACTTCCTTTTTCTCTAATAAACCCTTGATAAATTTGAAACTGTGTTGTTGGATCTTCAGCAATAGATTCTAAATATGTTCTTGTTTGATAACCAACAGTGTGTCTTGCAAGGTCTCTTTGACTCTTGCCTAGTCCCGAACTATCAACATTAAAATAATCTTCAATTTGATTAATTCTATAATCAAAATTAGGAATAAGTTGTTTTGTAGGTTCTGAATCAAGAACTGTCCAGTTAGCATTGTTAAACTCTTGCTCACTTGTATGTGTAATTAAACTTGTATAGTTATTAGATCTATACTGAACAATATCGCCTAGTTTATAATTTCTAAAAGGTTGCCAAGCAACTATATTAACATTGTCAAATATAAAGCCAGGGCTGGTGTAATCACCGTCCCAGTCTACTGTTCTAAAACCTTGTGATCTAATTCGTTCTTGTCTGTAACCACTAGGTTTATCAAATATTACGTCGTTGAATACTGTTCTATCATCGAATATAGTTACGTGCTCTTTAAGAACAAGATTTACTTTTAAGTAATAAATTCCGTCTTCGGTATCAACAGTTGAAATTGTAAATTTTTGGAATGATCTATCTACATTAATATTTTTTGTATCTAGAGGACTACCATTGCTTCCTAATATATTGTATTCATAAAATCCATCTAGTAGATTGTCTGCTACACCTACTGCAACTTCAATTGTTAATTTTTGTGCACCTGGACTAACTGTAAGTAATGACCCTTGAGCCCAGTTATGCTGTGTCCAAAACATAAACTCTTTTAATGCAGTTGTCCAGTCTTGTACAGACTGTGTAGTCCCGTCATAGTTATCAAAAACTAAACCTGCTGATTTAAGATATTCTTGGTGTCCTAGTAAAAAGTCTGCAACTGCTTGGATAGAACTAAATTGCTCTCCGTATGATAATCTTTTTATTACGGTTGTATTAAAGTTTCTTCGTCTCTGTGCCGTAGTTGCTCCTACTACTGGAAGTTCAGGCAACTTGGTCCAAAATGTTTCATCAAACTCCCCAGTTGAAGTATGTGACTCTTTTGCCCTAAAATATGTTCCTTTATTATCTACTATTGTGCCGTTTGCAAATCGTGTGTCAGGCGCCCAAACAGTAAAAGACTCGCTGAGTCCGCCAACACTGATTACAGGATCTTTCTGATTAGGTACTGCTTCAAAATATTCAAAGTACGGTTTTACATCATCATATCCTGATGCAGTCCAACCGTTTGCTGTTTTTTCAAAAATTATTCCGCTATATGTAATAGTGGAAATAGGAGAACTTACATCAAAAATAATATCAAAGTTTTCAGGCGGTATAAAAGAATTACTAGAAGTTGATTTAGGATTCTTACTATCTACTGCATATCTCTGTTGTTCTTGATCAACAAATCCGCTTAGTCTTGATGATAGTCTAACATTTAAATTTTGTAAATCTTCTTGTACATCTGCTACAGATATTCCTCTACTTTTAATATAAGAAGTTATATAGTTTGCTAATCCTGATGTTTGCAGTTCTCCAGCAACTGGTAATTTTAATTCTGCAGGGGTTATAAATGTGTCTGTAGTTTTATCGATAATTTGATTTAAAATATTTCTTTTAGATTTTGATCTATCAAAATTACTAATAATAAATTCAAATGGTTTGACTAAACACATTGCTATAGCAACTGCAAATGGATATTCAGAACTTGAACGCCAAGCATATTCTACAGGGCCGATGTCTCCAAGTTTAAAACTGCCTTGATTATTAAATAACACAAAATTAGTTGCTAAACCACTTGTTAAAGGATCTACAAGTTCGCCGTCAGCATCTGATGGAATGTGTTTTAATATACTTGTTCTAGCATAACGAGGATATGTACCTGCTCTATTGCCTTGTCTAACAATACCGTCTCTAATATCTTCCCATAATAATAAGTTGCCACTTGTATATGGGGCTTTTCCATATTCATCGTCCCACCAAGTTGGTTTTTCAGTAAAGCCTAAGCATTCCCAAGGATGTGAATGTGGGCGGTCTGTATCATAATAATACTTGTATACCCCTCTCCACCAGCCAGGCAACGACTCGGTACCATCTGGACTTGCCATTTCGTTATAGGTATATGTAAACGGTTCATTTTCTTTAAAATATTCGTTAAGAGTATATCCTAATTTTGTATCTGCAACCCATTTTAAAAATTCTTGATTTACAATGTCGTCAAATTGCTGTTTTGTAAAATCTGTTCTATAATAATAACTACCTATGATACTATCAATATCAAAAACAGTTTCATCATAATTTTCTTTAATATTATTATAGATTCTATATTCTAGTTCTAATAATAAGTCATCTCTGAAATCGCCGTATGCAATTGTAATACTGCCATCGTGGCCTTGTATTACTTCTTTAGGTTCACGATAAGTATCATCTAAAAACTTTTTAGGAGTATACTTCTTATAAATTCCTAATGAAGCAGGAGTTGGAGGGATATAACTAAAGGAAGTTGATACGTATTCTCTAATTTGTATCTTATCGCCTCTTAGCAATTCTTTACTAATTCTAACAAAACTAAAATTAGCATCAATTGTATATTCTGCATTTAAAAGTAGTTGTCTATCATTAATATAAACATAAACTGCTTTTCTAGATAATACTGTTGTATCAAAGTTATTGTTTAACGCAAAGGTTGTAATACCAACATCGTCAACTTCATAATCAATTGAAGTAAATGCGCCAGAACCAATAACATCAGTATCGGCAAATGGACTTGCTACACTTTTTGTTCGTGTTAGTTCTTCAATAATACTATCTACAAAATTTGCTGGTACATCTTCAAACTCTACTTCATTTGCTTTTTTAATAAAACTATCTTTGAAAACACTGTAGGCTTTTTTAGCATATTGAATAGATTTAATTAAGTTGTAATCTTTATCATTTAGTAATGCAACAGATGCTGCTGCAACACCACTATGTTTCATAAAACGTTTAGTGTGAACTTGAAATCCTGACAAATCTCTTAGATTAGATACACCTGGAATAACTCCAACAAATTCTTCATTAAATTCTAGTGCTGTGCTTAAATGATCTGATGCTTGTCCTAATGTAAATTCAGTAATTGTTGTATTAAGTGGATTGTTTTGTAATCCTACAGGAAATTCATAATAACCTGTAATAGGAGAAACATTATCAATAATTTTAATAGTTACAACATCACCTGCTGAAAATTCAGTATTGTCAAAAACAAAAGTAGATAGTGTTCTTGTGTATGTGTCTTTAAGTTTTATACCGTTTCTATAAAAACACACCTCTAAGTTGTTTGTTGTTTGTGCCCAATCAATTGTGTTACTCCAGTCTAATGCTATCACACCATCGGTGTCAATTTTAACTGTGTTAATAATAGGCTGTAAATATTTTTCATCTGTTTTTAGCCAACCGTTATCATACTGGTTTTCAATTTTTAAATAGCCTTCTCTTATTGGAACTGAAACAGTTTTTTGAAGTTGTGTATATTGAAAAGTATCACTATCTAAATTCCAGTGAAAAGTAATATCGCCTACGTTATTGATATTTTGATATTTTAATTTAAACCCTAATTCAGGATCTGTTCGGCCAGTGCCTACAGCATAACTCAATATAGGCGAACCATTAAATGTAGTAACCGGATACACAGAAGTATCGCCGTAACTATACCCATCTTTATCATATAGATCAAATAACGGATATTGGTTTATTGAAGTTTTAGGTTGACTCGCAATCCATTTGGATCCGTTGAAATGGTACATTAGTCCTGCATTTTCTGCGCCGCGTCTAACCAATACACACTCATTTTCTGTTGATACTGTATCTTCTGTTTCTCTAAGATTAATTTGTTTACGACCGTTGTGTATGATAAACTTAACTTCGTAAATTTTATTATTTGCTAAATTATCTGTATCAGAAATTACAAGTACTCTTGCTCCTTCGAACAAGAACTCTCCATCAACGCTGTAACCTGTACTTCCTTCTATTTTTGAGAAAATATCAGTTGTAAAGTCATCAATGTAGTCTACTGTTTGTTTCGCTTGGCCGCCGTGATTGAACAGTTGGATGTTAGGATGGAATTCAATAATAGGACGTTTTGCTCTAGTATCTTCACTAGCATCAAAGTCTTCTCCTCTAAAAGTATGTGCATACTCTAAGACTGTTCTATGAAACCATCTATTATATCTACTCCACGGATTTAAATCTCTACTTGTTCTATTGATTGTAATATAATCTTTTGATCCTGGAAACTGTGTAGCATCATCATAGGGCTGAGAATCAAATCCTTCATTGTCAAACAAAATTTCCGGAGTAGTGGTTGTTACTGTTGGAGGAATAAGATCTGTAAATCTTGTTAAAGAAATTTCTTTACCTACACCTTCAACTAGCCAAGTACCTTGAGCATACTTTTCTTCTGCTACTTCGCCTCTAAATTCTATTACTAGTCCGTTACTAAGTTTTATACCGTTAGCACTTGTATAATCTTTTTTACCAACAATCTCATTTGTAGGATCGATAAACGTAGCATCTTGAATATCGCCAATTATAAACTGTCCTAGTCTATTAGGATTGACGTCACTTTGATAGTATAAAACATCAGGCGAATCTAAAGGCACAGTAAATGTTACTACACCTCTTTTTGCTCCGTTATTAATTATACCGGTATTGTATGTTAATGATTCTAGTACAGCGTTATTATCTACTAATTCCCAGTCTTGCGAATCAACACTAATTGTACTTCCGTCTGCTGGTGTGATATCAACTTTGGCACGCCAAAGTTTATCATCAAAAATTGCATAGTCACCTACAAAATAAGAAATTCGTGCATCATAAAGCAAACTTCCTGTATCGTAGTTTGTTCTAATAATAAATCCTTCGAGCGGACTGTTAACTTCAAAACGGTATGTTTGTCCTCTATATAATTTAAGGTTAGGACTATTAGTTGCACCATCAGGCGTAAATATCCAACTATTAACACCCGGAGACACTTTATATGTAGATGTTATTGCACTGTTCTGTCCGTATACAGGAACAGATGGAGGACCTTGGGGTGCCCAAAAATATTCTCTATAGTTTGTAAACTTGTCCCAGTCAATAGGAGGGTTCCAAGAATAATGTTCTTGTTTATTTAAAATATCGTCACGATCGTTATAGTTACCAAAGTAATTTAAAATATTTTTAAAATCAATATAATCATAAAAATCTTCTACCTTTCTATCTTTTTCAATAGTTACACCTGGTTCAAGTTGATACCTGCTACGTAATGTATCGTCATCATCAAGATAGATATCTTTAGTATTGTAAGTTTTTCCGTAACGTCGACCGACATACCCTGTAAGTTTATCTGTTGCGCCAGGTTGAATTAGAGGATCTAAAACGCCCCCTAAAAATTTATTATTGGTTTCAGTTTTAAAAACGTCAGGTAAAAATTCTGAAGATTTTCTAATTGGAATATTGCTGTTGGGGAAGACTTTTTTATCTGCCATTATGTATCACTCACCACTGTTCCAGTGCCTGCTCTAATTTCAGCAGCAGTGATCGAGGATACGATTTCGATATCATCTACAGTTGCTCCGCTTACAAAAATTTCATCAGGCTTACTTTGAATTTCAAACAAACTGCCAAACACTTGTGCTGGATCTCTAGGTAAGATTACAAAATTAGTAACATCTGGAGATACTGAATTAATAATAAATGCAGTCAGTTCACTAAGATAAAATCTATCTCCGAAATCCCAGTTATTAATACTAAAGAAAGTATTAATTGCATTTACAATTCTTACTTTTAGGTTGTTGTCATTAATAGTTTTATTAGGATTTTTAACAACCTTAAATTGTGCTTGTACTTGTTGTGTTGCTGTTGTTCCAAACAACACTTTATATTTTACAGGATGATATATAATTTCATCGCTTATTGCTTTTATTTGATTAAGACCCGAGCCAAATGATATTCTTAAATCTTCTGACGTTGGTTCAGCAGGTTGTGTTCCTGCTCCTGCAAGGTAATTTCTAAAAGAAGTATCATATGATCTAGTTAAAATAAAAATATCAACAATATTAGTTACACTTGGATCAATTCGTCTGTCAGTACTTGCTGCGTGTGTATATTGGAACTTAAGATCTCTTCTTCCAATTTCTGCTTTATACGAAGTTTCAAGTTGTAGTGTGTTAGTTGCTTTGTTTACACTTTTTACTCTATCTTCATTGTCATCATAAAAATAAATTAGTTGACCGTCATTATAGTCATTAATATTAACTTGCGATTCTCGTTGTGCAATAATAATGTTTGTAACACTTGGATCAACAAGATTAAAAACAGATGTACCGTATGCGTCAGTTACTTCTTGGAAGAATAAGAAATTTAAATCTAAATCTGATCCTACAATATTTTCAAAAGATTGCGGATCGTCAACAACACCATCGCTATCTTTATCAGAAAATGCTAATTTAATTTCATTAGTAGATTCGTATCCATCATCAAATTTAATAGTGTCAGAAATTTCAAAAGAATAATCTTGAACTAATGATCCAATTCCTTGACTTGTTTTATTAATACCTAAAACTCTAACAGAATCTTTTTCAAGTTTTCCTGTAATGTTATTATAGGCCTTGTCATTTTTATCAAAATAAAATCTATTTTGTGAAACACTACCAAACACATAGTCTAGTTTTCTAATTCTAACAACATACTGATCGTTATCTTTAACAAATGCAATTATCCAACTAGCATCAAGATTTTCACTTGTAGTATCACCCGCTTTACCTAAACCAAATGCAGAAGTTACATCTAAATTTTCTGCTTGAATAATTTTCCACTGTGCTGTATTAATATCGTACCTTAAACCAAAGTTTAAGTTTGCAAAAATAATATTTGTCATTTGTGCTTCGATAGCAGTACTAATATCTGATACAAATTTAGGAACAATTCTGTTTGCAATAGCGCCTGTTGGAATATTATCAGTGAATGTAATCGGACCTAGTCCTGTTGTTAATACTCCTCTGCCTGCGTTAGTACCGTCACCTACAACACTTTGTACTTTTGTCCATAGGTAACTTCTTTGTTCGCTATCATCTTCGTTAATATCTACAATAGCACTATTCTTAAATGCTTTTCCTGCTGGTGGTAAAAACTTAAGATTAGCACCAGATAACAAAAACTTAAGGTTATTAGTTGCATAAGTTCCTACTTTAAGTAAACTTTGGTCAATATTATTAACAAAGTATCCTGTACCGATATTAGTATCATTAGTGATACTGTTCCATTCAATTGTAGTTTCAGAAAATAGTATCTTTTCAAAACGTGTTATATAGAAATTATAAACATCTGTATCTGCAAACACACTTTCTATTCTATTTTTAATAAAATTAATAATGTCAGTTCTACTAGTAAATTTAAAACTTAATGTATTTTCTGATTCCTGCTTATAGATGTACCCGTCATCTCCGAATACATTGATTGAACCATATTTTCCACTAGCATCAATAATATCAATATTACGTGAAATTCCGCTTGAAGTTCTGTTAACTGATTTTACCTTTAAAATATTTTGTGAAGTAGACAACGGAGCAAGATTATAATCTTCACCTGTAATCATTCTATTTTGTGTATAATAATTTGCAGGTGCATTCTGTCTGATACTGTCAATTGATTCTGTTGGTGCTGCACTGTTTACACTTTGTTGTAATGCTAAACCAATAGTAATATTATGTCTTGCGCCTGCCTTGTTAAGATATGGTACAGTAATATTAATACCTCTTAACTCATTAGGAGAAATTGTATAACTTAATCCATTACTTACTCTATAATATGTTCTAAAATTACCTTGTGGTAAATTTCCGTACACTCCATCTGCAAATACTAAATCAATTTTATCGTTTTCTCTTGTGTTGACAGCATAGATATCTCTACTTCCGCCTACAATACTGTTATATGCAATGTTGTTTCCAATAAGGTTTGAAACTTTTAACCACTCTGTTCCTTGTGATCCGTTTGGATTAATATTGTACAACCAAACATCATCATTATTAATATTTTGACTTTCTACTGCAACACGCTCATTTGTAGTAGGAACACCAATATTAAAATCTGCAAGTTCTAAACTACCTTGTTTAAATTGTAAGTAAAACCCTGTGTTTGCACTTCCTGGTCCTTGACCATCTTGTCTATATACAAAACCTAACTGGTTTCCAGGAGTTGGTGATTCTTCATAAATTTCTTCTGCATCTTTAAATGTAGTGCTGACTAATTCAAACACCATATTTCGACCTGCGACTGATTTACTAAAGGAGTAAATCGGAACATCTGCTGAAAAAGATCTAAATCTATACTGCTCTGTCGGAATACTTTGAATAGTAGCAGTACCTTGGCTCCTACCAAATTCTGTATTGTCACTCATTGCGGTGTTCAACACAAGAATAAACTGTTCTGCCCAGTTAGTATTTGTTGGATCGTTCCAACGAACTGTTTGTTGTGCTAGGTTACGTCCGTTGCTATCAACAACATCTTCTGATGTAGTAACACTAACAAACTTTAAAAGACCTTTTGCAGGAACATTACGTTTAGCATTATAAGAAAGCATCTTAGCAATTCTTAGAACACTTTCCTTACGCTCTGCTAATTCAATAAAATTTTCTCTACTTGCAAGATCTAGTCTAAAAGATAAACTCTGTCCAAGGAATGCAATGGCATCAATAAGTGCTAGGTACTCTGATGATTCGATATAATCATTAAAATCTTCTGGGTAATTTTCACGCAAGTAGGTAATGATAACTCTACGCAGGTTCTCGAAGTCATAAGACTTGAAATCAGCGTTACGAAACGTCTGATAAATGCGAGTCCAGTCCTCATTAAGTATTAAATTATTTTGTCTTGATGTAGTGCTCATTACGTCCTATTCCTTAGTAATATTTAGCGTCAATCATTAACTGCTTACTTTATTGTTGATGTTGTTCTGTCAAAATCAAATGTCATTCTATCGCTTACATTAAATGGCAAATATGTAATACTTGCTTCTATTCGCATACCCATTTCTGTACTGTCAACCGAAACACTATCAACTACTACTCTAGGATCATAGTTCACTATAGTTTCTACATCATCAGCAATTAATTTTTTTGTTTCTTCAGTAAAAGGTTCAAATATCATATCCCAAATAATAGTTCCAAAATCAGGATTTTGTAACTTTTCACCTTTTTTAATATAAAAGTGATTGATAAGATCCTGTTTAACAAGATCAATATCATAAAGTTTAAAACCTTGTTTAGCATTTTGACTGCTAAATCCTTTGTACGTGAATGTACTTGATGTTTGATCACCTACAGATGCTTTGTTTACTGCTACTTTCTTTTGATTATATAAGTTTGCCATCTATTATTCCTCGCTCGGTGGTATTTCTCTATCTGTATCAGAAGGAGTTAAGAAATTAGGCGATTGGTTTTCGTGTAGTGCCCAAGGTTCGTGCATCGGTACCCTTTTCATAATACTGTTAAATGCCCCTTGCTGATACTTAGTGGTTGCCCATTCACTCACAGTATTTGTAAAAATATTATCGTGTGTAATTAAATCTGTTATAGATAACGCAGGATCTGCCTGTGCTGCATCTGTTGCAGCAGGTCCGTTTAGGTGTATGTTTGGACTTGCTGACATCAATATGTCACCGCCTACTGCAAGTTCTGTGTTTTTACCAGATGTTAAGTAATTGTATCCTTCAGTTTTAATATCCCAATTTCTTTGTGTGTCTGACCTATCACCAAGAGTGTAGATATCGGTATTACCATTAATTGTATGTCTATGATTACCTGCTACTCTAATATCAAGATCTCCGTTAGCAGGAACTTCGTCGGCATACTCATAAGTTCTGGTTTCAATCTTACCATTGGCACCGATCAAAATATTTGTGTTGAATGCACTTTCGATTTGAATTCTTCCTGATTCAATACCAGCACCATCTTCTATCTTAGAAACGGTTTTTGTTTCGCCTTCTGCTCTGCGATGTAGTTCGTCAGGTGAAACATATTCTGCTGTTGCTTTCATATTAATGTTTCTACCTGCTTCAATGTTTATATCTCTATCTGCTCTAATGTTTAGATCATTCTCGCTGTGTACACTGATACTGTCTGCACCGTAGATATCAATTTTGCCGTTACTGGTCATTTCAATCCAAGCAGTACCGCCTGAATTTGTAAGATATATTAAATCTTCTGAGTTATGTAGTAACAGTTGATGTCCCGTTCTTGTTCTTATTCTTGTGTATTCGTTATAAGGAATATCAACTACGCCTTTTTCACCTGCATTTATATCTGCATATTCAACTGGTCCTACACCTGGTGCTGTTTTACGTTGATATCTATCGTCGCCATCATCCATAACAAATTGAGTTCCTCCCAATCTGCTTACAGGAATAGGAGTTCTTGTTTGAGACTCTGTAGGGCCAATATTCATACGCTTGGCACCCGGGCTGTAATCTAAAGGACCTGGTGTAGATATACCAAATGCAGTATTAGGAACTTGTCGTCTAGCACTAGTAACACTAGGTCCTCTTACATCATCTTCAATTGTGCCTTGTCTTAAAAATCTATCAGCAATAGGGTGTACAGCCTTTTTGATTTTTTCAGCATCTACTTCTTGATCCGTTGCATTAATACGTTTGTTTATTTCTGCAACAGGCAATGGTTGTTTTGTGTTATAACGTTTTTTATCTTCATCACTAATAGCCACGTTTGTTGTAGCACCAATTGCAGGTACCATATGGTTAGCAAAACTAGGTGGCACACAAGCAAACCAATAACCCTTACCTGGATCACCGTCGGCAAATAAAACTAAAACTTTTACTCCAACATCAGGCGGCACTGCCCACATACCGTAGGATTTTTGAGAATCGTTGAAATCTTCTAAGTTTTTACCTTGTGCTTCATACGGAGTCATTCCAAAGAATGGCGAAGCATAACTTACAAGGAATGTTTGGTTCTCTGTTCCAACTTCGTTACCTTGATCTTTTAATAGTGTAACTTTTAATCTACCGTTAAATGTAGGATCCATTACACTAACAACTGATGCAACGTATACGCCGGAGCCTAGTCCAACGCCTCTTGTTCTATCATATCTGGTTCTTCTTTGTGTAGACATTAACTTTCAAAAATCCTTAGTATGTTTCCATCAGTATCTGTTTGATCAACAAACGGTTTAGTTCTATCAATATTAAAGTTTACTAAAACTCCATTAGACTGTCTTCTTCTTTCAGTAAGTGTTGGTCCTTCAGGTTCTTTAGGTTTATCTGCCGGGCCTGCCGGAAATTTTGCTTGTAACTCTGCAATGTTACTAAATCCGAATGCCTGTGCAAGTTTATCTGCAATCGGCAATTCTTGTGCAGGATTAGTTTTAGGTGGTTTTTTCTCTGCGACTTGTGTTGCTAACGCAGTAGTTTTATCTTCAGTAATATTTTCTCCGTCGTAATCTTCTACTTGACCTTGCATTCTTACACAAGACAATGTCTGTGTAAACAGACCTCCGGAAAATTCATTTTCACACTTGTACACTCTGTAGATTCCACTAAAAGGACTCCTTCTAGACATTTTACTAAACTTATAAAGGCCGCCTTTAGGATCGACATCTGCAGGCGTTCTAAAATTGATTCTAATAAAAACATCATTGCCTTCGTAATTTACTGTTCCATCATTCATAAACTGTGCAGCAGGTGCTGCTTGAACAAAGTGATTGCTTAAACCGCTTTCTACCAACCAGAAAGTATCGCCTATAATTTTTAATTCTACTTGAATTAAATCTGCACTTGCATTTTTTACTAGTGCATCGTGAAAGTTTTCTGCTACTTTCTGTTCTACTGACTTTGCTCCTGAACCGCCTTTAAAAACACTAAACATTCCAGGATCTCTTTTTTGTTTACTTTTTCCTAAATTACTAACCTGTGCTTTAGGATCTGGACCTGTATTCGATGGAGTACTAGAAGCAGTTTCTTCTCCCTGTCCTGCATTATCTTGATTGGATTGACTTTCTGTATTACCCTCAGTTGCAGGATTAATTCCTGTATAAAACAAATTATTAATTTTAATATCAAAGTCAATAACATCTGCATTTTGACCGGTATAGATGTAGTTGTATTCTTTTACAATTTGTTTTTTTAATTCTTCTTGACCTGGCGGTTTAGATGTTGTGTTTCCAAATACACTTGCGTGAGCAAGATATGGAACAACTCTATATGTATATTTTTTAGCAAAGTCGCCTACCGAATCGTCGTATTCTAAAAATTCTACTTGCACATCGATTCTAAACCAATTAACATATCCTTCTTCTGTAATCGGTAGTTCGCCTGTTACTGCTTTATGACTGTGTCTACAACTTAGGATAGTCTGTGTAATAATATCTGTAATTTTCATTTTTTGTGTAAAATTAAAAATACGTTCTCCGGGAATAATAGTTAATTTTCCTCTTTCAATTCGACCGGTCTCTTCATTTACAACATCATCTTCTTTTCTAAATGCAAAGTTACCGCCTTTTTTAGGAGAATAATCAAATGTACTTTTTCCTATTGGATTTACACCTGCGTCAGTTGTGTTTGAGGCTCCTTGGCTAGATTGCTTGCCGACTGATCTTCTATTAGGAGGACCTACCGGGTCAACAGTCATTGATGTTTGTTCTGTAGTTTTATCTGCAGGAACAAAATCATATGTTTTTTCAGGAAATTGTATTTCGTACTGATCTCTAACTTTATACTTTCCTTGATTGATCATTTTAGTTTCATTATCATTAAGCACACGAACTAAACTTTTTTCATTATTAGGGTCAGCAAGAACAGAAAAAACTGTAGGGTCAGCATCAGGTTGTGGTCCAATACTAATATCTTGGAACATTGTATCAACTGTATCAGCAAACCCTTGATGGTTATAAGGATACCCTTGCACTGAATATTGACTGCCACCTTCGTTGACCGAGAACTCTACTTTTTTAAATTTCATTACAAAGTGCTTAGGTTTTATTGATTTAATAAATTGCCCTTTGTCATTATACCCTTTAAAGTCTAGTCTTAGTAAGAAAGGTGCTTCTAGATAATCGTTGTAACCTGCTTTTAGACAAGCACTTTGCATAGACTGTAAAAGCAATCCCATACTGTAAGGCTCTAATATACCAAATTCAAAATTAATTGCATTGGTATTACCAGTTGCTGGAGACGGAGCAATAACTGACATCATTTTAAAATTGTCAATAAAATATTCTGGCGATCCATTTATGGTTGTTGCACGGGTAGCATCGCCTCTACCACCAGATGAAAATATAATACTGCTTTTTAATGTGACTGATCTCGATCCATCGTCGAAGTCAGTAACTGGATCAACAGTAGTTGTTGCTATTTCTGTTTGTGCTGAAAAAGATAAATCTTTTGTTCTATATAATGATGGTTTGTTAAACTGTTTAGGCGTTAATACTGCCAGAGTCCATAATGGGGTAACTGATGCAAACTGCTCAAGAGGATTAGGAATAACTGTTCCTTGTTTGCTTGGATTTACATTTTTTGTTGACGAAGAAGGTGGTATGCCTTCTTCACTACCAAGTGCATTGTCTAAAATTTCATCAAGTGTTTTGCCTGTTCCAGGCACAAGTGGTTCAACTGTAACTCTACCTTCTGCGTTTTGACCGTAAGTTACTGCTACTCCTTTTGGAATACCTGTTTTAGGAGGAAAGTTAAGTGCAGCAGTTCCGTCTGGTTTTTTATTTTGATAAGTGGCTAACTGTTCCTGTGTGCCATAAATTCTTTGAGTCTGTCCGTTTTTCTGGACGTCTATAAAAGGCTGGCTTCTATCAATATTAAAATTGGCGGTGTTACCGTTGCTCTGTATTCTACGTTCGGTAAATTCAGCGGCCATATTAGACTCCTAAAAACTTTCTTAAATTTGACTCTTTTGGTATTTGTATAGTTACACCTGTTTCAAAATCATAGATAGGGTCTTTTAGAACTTCCATATTTCTCTGAACAAAAACCCACCAAAGTTTCGAGTCACCGTATAAATCGTGTGCTAATAAATCAGGTCTATGATTATATTGGCTTTCAATAGTATATACAAAATCATCCTTCTCTGATGGTACAGGTCTGGGAGTTAATAAATCTAAATAAAATCCGTTCTGACGTGTTGCTTGGTAGTGTGAAGATGCATCGTATCTAGCCATATTAGAAGTATCCTACTCCGCCTTTGTTAGCCATCTGGCCGTTAGCGTATTCTGTCAAACTAAATTGTCTCATATCAGCTCTATTGTAGATAGGCTGTACTTCAACACTAATATTACTCTTGATAGGTACCCAGGTTGGTCTTTCTGAATTTGTTAAATTTGGACTTACCTTGATGTAGTTAACATCGTTTGGCATACTTACACTAAACGATTTAACAACAATTGGTGTATTTGAAAACATCATACTTCCGTATCCATTTAGTGAACACACCGGCGGTGGGTTACCTGCGTTTGCTCCTTGTCCGTAAAACATTTTAGTAACTGTTCTAAAAAATGTAGTTGCTGCAATCCAATATGCTGCATCTCTTTCAGTTTCGCAAATAAAATCACCGCTAATATTAATTGCGTCCACTTGTGAGTTCTTGTAAGATAGGAAAGGATAATTATTATGTACTGGTGCTAATTCTGAATAGTTTGCTGTTGTTCTTATTTCCATTGTTGGCAACACTGGCCAAACAACACCTCCTGTTTTTTCTAATACAGAAAAAATGTCGGAGTTAAAAATGTTCCACGCACAACTAATTCTTACACGCCAGTCATTTTCGGCACTTGGATTTAACTTAATCTTTTCGCCGGAACTTGTAAACAATTCGCCGCCTGGAGGTAAATTGGCACCACGTTTTAAACTTAAAATATCATTCAGACTGCCTGCAGTTCTTCCAAGTGCGCCGGCAATATCTTTAAAGCCACCTGCTAAGTCACCGCCTGTTAATTTTGTAAGTGCACCTGAAATGTCGCCTACAGTATCACCAATAGTCGACGCAACGCCACCGAACACGTTACCAATAGTACCTATGCTTTCTGCTGCATTTGTTAGTTGTCCGCCGATTGCAGTACCGTTAATAAGTGGACCACTACCTACTGGCGATGATATAACTTTACCTAGACCTGTTTGCATTGCTGTTTGTGCTCCACCTAAAGCAGTTGCAACGTTTGCTCCTGCTGCTGCTTGTGAAAGACCACTATTAAGTCCGCCGCTTAGTTGTCCAATTTTTGCATCTAGTGCTAGTTTATCTTGCAAACTTCCTGCAACTTGTAGTGCTCCATTGGCTTTTGCTGTTGCTGCGGCAATGTCAGCAGCCACTGAACTATTAACTTTGGTGGTTAATTTTGCTAACGGATTTATGCTTAAAGTCATTTTGGTAATATTTCCTTTTAATAACTCTATTTATTCTAAGAGAAATGTGCTATTATATTAATTCATATAGGAGAAGAAAAATATGGCAACAAGAACAAAGTATCTAACAAATAAAGATCTACTGGCGGAAATACACCGCAGTAAGAACACATTCTGTTCATTTGTTGACCCTGAATACAATCAATACGACTTAATTGTACCTAGTCTTGAAAAAATTAACATTAGAACCACTGCTGAAGCAAAACGTAACCGTGCTTCTAGATTGGCAAAACAAGCACACGCAGAAGCAGTTGAAGCCGCCGGTAAAAAAATGCCAGCAAAACAGTTTGAAATTGATTATAAAAAGATTGCTAAAGAAGATGTAGTATTTAGAGTAATGACATTTGAACACATACCAGAAGATTTAACACGCAAAAAAACAAAAAAGACAGTAGCAGATAGACACGTAAAAGTAAATTTTCCGCCATTCCAACATTGGAAGTTTGATGATGGTGGAAATTTGATATGTGTTGGTAAAAGCCATTGGGAAGGTGGTATGGATAATGGATTCTTCAATCCCAAATCAGGCAAAGCAACTAACGACCTTGCAAGAATGTGGATGAAACTTTGTGATCGTTATGCAACACGAGGAAATGTACGTGGATACACATACAATGACGAAATGAAAGGCCAAGCAATTTTGCAGTTGGCACAAATAGGACTACAGTTTGATGAATCTAAGAGTAATAATCCTTTTGCTTACTATACCGCTGCTGTTACTAATTCATTTGTTCGTATCATTAATATCGAAAAACGTAACCAAAATATTAGAGACGATATTTTAGAAATGAATGGTATGAATCCAAGTTGGACTAGACAAGAACAGGGTAGAGACAATGGTATGGCTCAACCTAGAGGAACCAAAGACACAACAGAAAAGTCTTGACTTATGACACAAACTACTATAAAATGTAGTATAGGAGTAAAGAATGCCGTTATTTAAAAAAGCAGCCTGCTTCACTGACATTCATTTTGGAATGAAGAGTGGTAGTAGGATTCACAATACCGATTGTGAAGATTTTGTTAAATGGTTTTGCGAAGAAGCAAAAGCCGCTGGTGCTGAGACCTGTATCTTCTTAGGAGACTGGCACCATAACCGTGCGACT